TTTAAACCTAGTACCGTTTCCCATCCATTATTGATGCCGTGGGAAATACACATATCTCTTTGTTGGTAGAAATCTTGAATAGGCATTAAAGAGCCGTTAGAAGAAGCCTTAGAATCATTTCCATATTCTTCTGGCTTGAGAGAACTATGTAGTCTTGTATTTTCAGCAGGATGAGGAGGACAATAACAATTAACATCTCCATGCTTTTTAGCTAAGTAAGCTAATTGAATGTCTTCCCCATTTTCTAGTGTATACGGGGTTTCATACCACATGTAATTAAGATGCTCTCTCTTTAAAAACCAAGCGTGTCCTACCAAGTCCACTCTCATAGTTACTGGGTTTTTTACAGGCCACCCCATTCTTTGGTGTTGCACATAATTCTTACTATGTAAAATACAGCCTGCACCTCCCAAAATACCAGGAGTCTCTTTCATGGTGTTTAAGCAGTTTTCAAACCACATATCTCCAGGCATAGTGTCATCATCAAAAAAAGCAACATAGTCTGTTTGAGCTAAAAGTCCAATAGTAAATCTAGCATGATACTTACAATTAGTATCAGATTTAAATACCTTATCTAAGCCTAAATTATAAGGATTGAATTTTTTATTCTCTTTACAGTTATTAACCCATAACCATATATTATCGAGTTTAATAGTTTGACTTTTTAGCGCCTCTATTTGCTCTTTTAGGTATTCTGGCCTTTTATAGCAATTTAAGATAGCAGTTATAGATCCAGACACTTCTTCCACCTATTAAAAATTTCATCTTTTTTCACAATATCTTGATTGTTACTCGGACCATTAAAAGGTATGCCTGCTAGTTTACACTCTGCCTCTACAAGCCCGTAAGTCTCACTTAAAGAAGAATGATATACAGCACTAATCTGCCCATACATCTTCTCTCTATCATCTTGATGACCCGCTAGCCTAATCCTGGAATTAGAATTCATAAGAGGAGAAACTTCTTTATCAAAGTAGGGCATATCTGTGACATCTCCAAACAGAAGTACCGTATCGTATCCATCTTTGAAGGCTCTAGTAATAGATAAGTGAACTTGTTTATTCTTATCCACACTCCCAATAACCCCAGCCACTTTATTATTAGGATCTTTCCAAGATAGCTTATCTACAACAGGAGGAATAATCACCGAAGGATGATTAACACTATGCCATTGCTTTTGAGAATTACTTACGAAAGCAATAGTATTATATTGTCGTAAATTTATCTTTTTAAGGGGAAACAAGTCTTTCTCATGGCAGTACAGGATATGCTTCTTGCATTGAATCCCTGGAGGAATTTGGATGAAATGGCTGATTAAAATATCATCAGGATCCAAAGCTGCTGCGTCAAGAAGCTCACCCCTACATTTATCCATATGCCAGTCATGAGGACCATAAAATGTACAATCTACACCATTCTCATTTAGCAAATTTGTTAGAGCTATATGAGCTATAGTTCCGCCCCCAGGACGGGACCAACTACTAATCAGCTTTACTTTGGACATTTCCTGACCCCATTAATTGTCTGTATAATTTTAATCTCTCACCCACTACTTTATTCATATCGAAATTAGCTTCTGTTAGCTGGTGGAGATTATTTCCCATACGTTCTCTTAATTTTTTATCTTTACCTACTTTAGTCAGAATTTTAATCCACTCTGATTTTCCCTTACTTGGATCAATTAGGAAGCCTGTCTCTCCATTAACAATCCACTCATCATAGCACCCTACATTAGAAGCTACGAGGGGAACTTTATAACGTCCACATTCTGCTATCTTAATTTCAGACTTGCTATCATTAAAATCATTAGGTTCCAAAGGTGCTAGAGCAATATCCATGTTCGTAAAAAACTGTCCGTACCTATCAGGAGGGAAAGCGTAATGAATATTCCAATTCCTATGCCCTTTAAATCCTCCTAATATAATGGCATGATATTTTTTCCAAACATCCAATTGCCAATCATCTTTGGGAGTTTCAGGAGGTGGATGTCCATAAAAATCCCATTGACAATTTTCTCTTCCTACTCTCCCATTAACTAGATTTGGAACTCCCGCAAAATATTTAACATCCTGTTCATGATGAATACCTCCTGCCCATCCAAATCTACAGTAATTCTTTTTAGGAGGAGCCGTTCTTTGAAGATTCCAACAAGGAAGATTGTAATCAATACTGTTCTTTACAATAGCTAAAGTATGAGAACAAAAAGGCTCTACTCTCTCTGCAAACTTTCGTTGCGTTACAGTTACCAAATCAGAATGGGAATAGATAAACTTAGTTATCTCTGATAACCCCTTCTCTTTGTATACACCGTACAACCTATGACCTTCATATAAATCTGTAAGAAGATCATCAGTATCGTAGTGGACAAACTTTCCAAACTCTTTTCCCTTCCCCACAATCCTAGCTGTATAATTCCCCCCAAAGTTACTTAGATTTCCAAGGACAATAATATCTGCCCACTTCATGTTCTCAAACTTAAAATCAGAAATCCAGGTTCCATCCTTTTCTTCTACACCCAGAGGGTTTTTGTCAAATCTAACTTCAACCTCATCAGGGTATAACTCTTGAAGTTTTTTATATGGGGCAATGATTCTGTAATAGGCACATCCTCCCTCATTAGCTGGGCAAGCAAGTATTTTTAGTTTATCACTCATAGTTAAAAAAATAAGGAGGTCCCCGAAAGAACCCCCTTATTATAGTTGGGAAAAGCCAGATGCTGATCTAATTTTTAGGCTTCTTCTTCTTCTTCAGCGTCAAAAACATCCTCTGTTTCAGGAGAGGAGTGAGTCATACCTAGAGCAGCCGTAACACCAGCGACGACCCCACCAACATCTACGTTCTTATCCGTAGGAACAAGAGCTTTGAAAGCTTTAACATAGTGCTTGCGCTTACGCTTGAAACCCAGAGCAAGTAGAGCTTCCCACCCAGCTAGAGCAGGGATAAAAGTTTTACCAATATGCATCGCTGCATCAAAGGCAGTACCAATAGCAGTATCGCTCATTTCACCCATGAGGGGAATATGCTGGGCGTCTTCACTCACAAGAGCTTCTTTAGGAACCACAACCACATCCATACCTTCAGGAACTAGTTCCCTAACAGACTCTGGAAGTTGATCCACGGGAACCGTAGCAAACTCTTCACCTTCAACTACATTATCAAGAGTGGTGACAACCATTTGCTCATCACCAAAAAACTCGCTAACAGCCGCACAAGAAAGTAAGCCAAACGCGAGAAAACCTGCAATAAAAAACTTCTTCATAATTTCTCCTTAACTTTGAAGTTTAGTGAGGTAATCATTATCGGAAGTCTCTTCAGAGGTTCCCGCATTTGAAGTACCTTTAATCGGAGTCCCCATCAGAAACTCCGCACTCTGCTTAACAGTATCATAGTCCTCCAGCTTAACTAGATCATGAACTTCATGCAAACTTTCCATAATACTAGCAATCTCTTGGTTAGTTCCAAGACGGGAAGACTTGGGACGAGGCTGAGACTGATCGTACTTCGGCCATTGTCCTTCCATCTCTTTCACGATCTTAAAATCGTGACCACTTTCAGGTTCAGTAATATCTCCAAAATCAGGATCGAGCATAGCTCCAATAATCTTTTTGAAAAGAATCACACCCACCGAAAGAATTTTCACATCTCCACTCTCCCTATCAAGAATATTCATGTAATAGCGAGCACGAGGTTTAATCTGACGAGCAAGATCCTCGTCTTCTTTACGTCCAGTCTTCCACAAACCGTAATAAAGATCACAGAGAGGACAGGGCTCCCCGTGAATCTTTCTACAGTGGACGTTCTTCACATTCCCCTCTCCTTGGGGAATTCTATGAATTTTAGTTTCCGCATAGAATTCCCTTTCTTCATCTTTCCAAGGGAGGACGCGAACTGCATTCGTCCCTTCAGGAATTTGATAGAACTTTTTCAAAAAATCTGCGTTAGATTGTGTTGCAGTTGCGGGATTCGAAAGTTGCTCATGCTTAAGACGCAGAGCTTCAAGATCAATAGCCATAGTAGTAGTCTCCAGTTAAAATGTTAGTGTTTTTAGTTCACTTATATAGTTTAGTTTCTTCTCGTTTGTTCGCAGAAACTTGGATAATCATATCCTTCTTATGCTCAAGAGCCCGTACCAGCCCTTTGAGAAGTTCGTATTTAAAAGAGGCTTCATCTGCACTATTCTGTAGTGCAGAATAAGTATTGTCACTAAAGACAATATCATCAAGGTCTTTAGCCGTCAGCTTAACACTAGAAGAAGCCTTTGTAGTTTTTCGAAGGTCAGAAGCAAAGTGCGTGATGTTCAGATTGCACTCATTCATCTTCTTTTTAGCCATACTCATCAGCCCGTGATAATAAGAGTAAACCGATGCCTGGCGCATCATCTCATTATCAATCTCATACTCATTGTAATCCATCAGAGCATCGCTGATATCTTTATAGTTATCCCAAGTAAAATCCTCTAGGGATTCAATCAAAGTATTCATAGTAATAAAAAGTTAGGGTTTAATAACCCCCCGCTCCACCAGTGGAAGGAGAAGAGGGGGAAGAGGGCGTAGGAGAAGTTCCAGTTTGTGTATAAGATCCGCCTCCCTTTGAAATATTATAGCCAGGAGTTGTGTATTTTTGAGGATTTTCTTGTAATTTTGTGGAAGTAATAGTAGTGGATGCGGCAGCAGTATTATACACTGTGGCTGGGAATCTATGCTCATAAATTTCTTTTGATAAAATAGATAAAGCTCCAGTGCTGGGATCAAGATACACATAATCTCCACTCTTCCCGCTCTGTACTATATTGCTAGCATTACTCTCTCCCATATAAAGTAAACCAAAAGCCTGATTTATTTGCCAATAATAAATATTTTGAAAATAATTAGTAGGAGCATGTAAATTTAAAGATCCAAATTCGTAAGAATTATTTTTTAGATTCCAAACAGATATTCTAGTTAGTAATTTACTTGCCATTTAATATAATCTCAAAAAGTTCTTTGTTCAAATTCATTAAAAGAAGAAGACCTCTAGTGGCCCGCGTAGTTAATTCTTCATTTGTCTGTTCTGACACAAGACCTGTCATTTCTTCTCCTCCTAATCCAGTTAGCTCGAATGCTATATGCATTAGTTCATGCAATAAGGTTTCTCGGGCTAACTGGTCATCCATCTCCTTTTCAAGAGACAATTTACCTAAATCAAAGTCCGTTAAACCGTAGCACTTCTGCTCTCCCTCTTTCAATCCTTTAACTAGTTGTAAACTATAAGTTTTATAACCAGCATCAATAGTATTTAGGTCACTTCCCGAAATCTTCTGAATAAAGGATACCTTTTTCTCAGTCATTACTAAAAATCCTTTCTCCCTCTTGCATTCTAAGAACTGAGTAATCTACTTCCATAGGAACAATAAATCTTGGCCTTCCATTCCTAGATTTAATAACGTAACCTCGCATCTGCCCGTTATCAAACTCTTCCTCAGACTGGTTCAAGGACAGAGCAAAATCACAGGTTCTAATCTTACCGTAAGAATCTCCTAATTCAGCATCGGTAATAACCTTTACTAGTCTTCCCTGCCTATTAGTTTGGGTAGCAGTCCAAACTAGGAAATTATTTTCCATCCCTAATCCTCTAAGCTCTTCGGAAATTCTTTGCTGGGCTTGATACTCTTGCTGAATGTCTCTAGTCGGTCGCAGTAGCTCCAAGTAATCCACAATCAGAAGATCAGGTTCAAAATCTTCATAGTTCTTTAACTGTACCAGAAGACTACGAATAGTATTGATAGAAGCTTGTCCCGTAGGGAACTCTTTAATAATCAATCGGCTTCCGGGGAATTGATTTTGGAAAATACTTAGTCTTTCTTTAACAGATAGCTGCGTAGATACATCCTTAAGCTTACCTTGAGGAATCAGGGTCATAATGGAATCAAACCGTTGAGCAATTTTATCCTCGCTCATTTCCATAGAAACATAAAGAACCTTCCTGCCTTCCATCATGGAATGGACTCCTTGATTAACAAGAAACAAAGACTTACCTACGCCAGGAGGAGCTACAACCATAGCTAATTCCTTAGCACTCAAGCCTCCTTCAAGGGAAGTATTAATCGCAGGAAGAAACGTCTTATATTTATTCTCATGCTTTTTATTAAACATTCTATCCCATCGTTGGGATAAATCTGTAAAATAATCTTGACCTATATCTACATCCCTATTAACTAGGAGTGCTTTTTTAACAAGAGCTTCTACTTCCTCTACTCTATCTTCCCTGATAAGGGATATACTTTCAGCAATAGCAGATTTCATTGCCTCCTTCTTGGCAAAGCCCTCTACCAAATCCATAAGATACTCTGGAGTATTAGTAGTAGACGTGTCTAAATTATTTACATAAAGTAATTCGTCCTCATAGTCAGACAAATTTTCCCTAGCAGTTAATTTACTCTTAACATCCTGTAAAATAAAATCATCAGTCGGAAGTTTATGATACTTTTCGTAGTGTTCTTTAACAGTATTAAATATCTTGGAATGAGAAGGATACTCAAAATAACCTGGGTTTACTAGACCAATAATTTGTTGGTAAAAATCCTTATTTGATTTTAAAAGATACAAAATACCCCGTTGGATATTATCACTGAATTCGTAAGCCATGATTAGCCCTGTTTTTGGGGTTTCGAAATGTCTAATTTATCTTTGTTAATATCTTTATAACCCATCTTATTAGCCCTATCATAGGCATCAACAGTTAATTTTCTTTGTCTATTTATCTTCTTTGCAGACTCTTGATCACTTAATTTTTTAACATGTCCATCCTTAGCCAAGCCCTCATAATTAAAATCAGCAGATTTATATCTAAAG